TGGCTGCTCTTGTACGGGCAACAAGCTCTGCGCCTGATGTAACACCAGAAAGGATAGTATTCCAATCACGGGTATCGGTATTAGACCCTACCGAACCGTATAAAATGTCGCTTGCAGTATTGAAATCCACACCTGTGGCATCCATGTAGTCTTTAACGGATGGTTTAGCACTCACACCGGCAGTATTAGTGGCGAAGGTCTCTCCCTGCAGATTAACTAAAGCATCATTAGCTGGACCCGTACTACCATCAGCCCTTGTAGCAGTACCTTCTTGTGCAGCAGCTGCCCTAGTCTGCCGTTGAACATCGGATACAGCCAACATGTAAGTGTCCATGCTCCCATAATCTGCACGATTAGGAATCTCTATGCCATATTTATTAACCGCCATGTTATTCTACCTTTACTTATCCATTGTCATGTATACTGCGCCTGCGATAAACGTCAGTACGGCGACAGTGGTTACTTTTATTGCTGTTGTCCAGATGGACCTACGTGTATCACGCCAAGCCTCTAACAAGCTACGCATCTCAACTATATCTTTCTGTGCGGAATCATCAAGTAGACCTATTGAGCGCAGTGCTTCCTTAGCTCCCTTACGGGCGGCACGGTCAAGCATGGCTTCAAGCTCATCATTTGTAATTGTAATCTGACTCATGTTCTTTATTACCCGTAGTTATTTTTAATAAAGTGTTCTTTATATTATACCATATGTTTTAACACTTGTCAAGTGTTACCACTTACCTTGGTTGACGCCTAGGAAGTACATCCCTATTACTAAAGCACCCACACCCGCTAATGCTACTGCAATACCTACAGCCCAGTTAATACAGTTGTCTATGAACTCTTGCTTTTTATAGACTAGCTCACGTTGTTCTTTACGTTGCTGTGCTTCTATGCGTACTATTTCGTCCCAAGCACTAGGCCCATACGTCCAAGATATGTGTGTTTTAAGTTCTTCTCGCATCTCTTTGAGCTTCTGCTTTTGTGACCATATCTCCAGTGCGGTAGACTGGTTGTCACTAAACATTTTATACATGGGAGGGTTCTTAGCTTTTTCCTCCAAGAAGTCTAGGTCACTTACAGCTTTAGACCATTGGGATACTGCACCTGCCATACCACTGATTTCACGGCCTACAGCTACAGCTTTCTTGATACCATTGTACGCTGTAGTAGCAGCCGCCATAGCTGTAAAAGGATCAATCATCTTACTTAGTCATATCCATGTGGTCACGGTTGATGTACTTCAGTTCGCTTTCCATAATAGCTACACGTTGTTGTAGCTTAGTGATCTGACCAATGGTTCTTGTTAGACTATCTAACTCATCCCAGAGTTCTTCTATCTCTGACCAAGAGTACTGCAACTCCATCTTAGTGTCTAAGACATCACGCTTAAGATTAACGTTATCTTCAATAGCCATACGTGAGCCAAGCTGACTGACAGTCTCCTCTAAGCTTGCAATAGTTGCAGCCTGTTGAGATACCCACCAGACACCTGCAGCAAGTTGAGCAGCCATAGCTACAACAAGAGCAATAGGGAGTTTTACCTTGTCCATACTTCTACTCACTTATACTTAATCTCAATAGGGCAGTTGTATGTGTAGCTTACCCTGTATACTCTGTCGTACCACAAGCCATTCTTCTTAAGGCCACAGTCGTAGTAACAGTATTGGAATAGTTGGTTACCGCCCTGTGTCCAAGCATGATTGAACGAAACAAATGCAAGGACACAGAGCATTGTACTATGGCTTAATAGGCCAGTCAGCCTCATCCAAGTTGGGCCAGTTAGCATGGCTTGTGACGTCACGTAGAGCTTGACGATACGTAGTCATTTCAGCACTCATAGTTACATCTGACAGAGCCATCCAGTCTGTCTCAGCCAGCAAGCCATCACGCTTGGTGCGGTTATCTGTGGCAGTCTTGGCATCTAACGTGGCTTGATACGCAGCTTCATGCTCTGCCTTAGTGGTTGTTACGCCATCCTCGTCAGTCGTATCAGCAAACATATCACGGGCAACGTAGTTCTCTACCCAGTTGCCGTTAGCATCTTGGACAACACCATCACGCACAGAATTCTGATATGCCGTTGTGGTAGCCGCTGGGCTGCGTAGCACTGGGTCTAGGTCTAGTGCGTCTAGTGTGGCTGCTTTCCATACACGAGGCAAAGACATGTTGGGGTTAGCTGAACGCCATTGCCCCTGTGTCTTCACTTCGCCTGTTGTTCTGTTGCGGTATTCTGACATGATTGATATTCTCCTGTGTCAGTTGATTATGCGATTGCGTAGAAGATGTAGGTTTCATTAAGTGCATTTGTCGCTCCAGAGCCACTTACTGCAAAGCCAGATGGGTCAGGGTCTATGAAGTCTCCATAACTTTCTGCTGCGTTTGAATTTAAGGCAAGGATAGCGTCATTTCCTGTCACAATAGCACGGGTAGTATCAAATATTCTCCAGTCGGATATTGAGGTGCTTCCAGAAACTTGTTTTATCATCACATACCTAGCACCAGAACTAAATCCGCAATCAATAGTCCTTTGTGATGCAGTGCCTACATAGCTCCCCACCTTCGATATGCCATCAAGGCTTGCGAAGAGGTAGGCTATGTAGTTTGAATTGTTTACCGACATATCCGCACCTAAAGAGAATACACTTGCTGTTGGGTTTGTTGATTGAAATATATCACTTTCTGCAATTGTGTTACTAGTGCTATTTAGTACGAGGTACTTTGCGTTTCCTATTCCTGTGTGATAAACAACCCATGATTCCTCAGCTCTACTCTTTACCCACATCATTTCAGGTGCAACTGTTAGATTATGGCTTACAGTCCTTGCACTTCCCGTACCCGAAAAAGTCACCGCATCGAAATAGCCCGGCGCTCTTTTCCACATCCAAGAGTAAACACTTGAGTTTGTGGATAGTGTTTCATTGTTCCAGCCATCCATGTAGTCAAAAGCAAACACAGGATTGCTTGTCTCTGCACTCCCGTTATCTGTGTTTAATTGTTTTCCTTGTATTAACCTACTGCCAACTGCCCAGTTAGCCGTTGAGCTAACATTTCTTGTTAATGCGAAATCAACAGGAAAACCGCTGTCAAACAATGGAGGGTCTTGATTAACCTGCGTATCAATAGCAAACACCTCACTCCCACTCTCAGGCACTTTAGTGCCACGGCGGATTGCCATGTAGATGTAGGTGTTACCAGAGGTGTTTATTGCTGCGTTATTATCTTGTATTTGAAACCCTGTTGGTGTTGGCCCCGTGCCGTATTGAGTAACTTCGGCAGCAGATGTATTAGCACTTAAACTGGCGGTTGAGTTAGCCACTTTGTTTGGCAAGCCACGCATAATGTCCCAAACAAACCAGTCATTTGCACTAGTCGCATCTTTAACCAGCAACCACTGAGGCTCAAAACCCAAGTCAATCTCAGGGCCAGTGCTAGAACCATTACCAGTATAACTCCCACACTTGATAGCATCTAAATCACCATCAGGGCCGAACTCACCGTCACCATCGTTGTGGGCGAAGAGGTAGGCAACAAACCGTTGACCACTCCAGTTCATACCAAGACCAGTACCTAACGTAAATTCAGTACTTGTTGGCGCAGTATCGTTCATCCAACTACCTACAGGAAAGTCGGTATCTGTTGTGTTTAACCGCAAAAACCTGCTGGCGTTGTTAGACAAACTTCTATGATAAACTTGCCATGTTGCATTACCATCTGACTGATCTAAGTTTTTAATAATAATACACCCAGGAACAGAACCCAAGTTATGGCTAATTGTTCTAACTGTTTGGTTCCCAGTATAGGTTAAGCATGTGAAAAATTTAGGGGCCTTCCTCCATGTCCAAGAGGCGTAGTCGTTGCCATTTGTGTTTATTGAAGCATCGTTACCACCAGAGAAGCCGTTAGCATTAAAAGATGTTACGCCATTCGTGCGTGTGGTTTCTGCACTTGTAAGGTTAGATGCAAGCCTTTTAGTCGCACCTCTTTCGGTGTCATAAAAATTGTGACCATTTCCAGCATCACGGTCTTTAATCCAAACCAAACCACCTTCGCCATCAAGGTCAATGTCGTTTGTAATTGTTTGTGTGGAGCTATTCCCAGTATACAAATAAGTGCTGAACACATCTTCTACGTTCAGGGCAGCACCGCCAGCATTACCAGCCGCAGCCTGTAGCATCTTTTTCTTAGTAGCCATTATTGTAGCTCCTTATGCTAATGCTTGACCCGCAGTGAAGCCGTACCAGTTAGTCCCGCCATCACGAGTAGTGAACACGAAGATGTCCTTTGCACTAGCTGTTGCTGTAAGAGTTGGAGCAGTAGCAGCAGGCCAGTCAACACTTGCAGGCCATGTGACTGTGTAGCCAGAAGCTGAAGCATCTTGGATGATCTCGATGGAGAACGTGTAGGACGTGCCGCTTGCTGGTGGGTTGCTGAAGGTGAACGTGGTGTTGCCTGATAGAGTTAAGCTGAAGGAGTTACCATTGTGGCAGTTGACCGCTGGGGATGTACCAGAGAGGGCAGCGTAGGTTTCGTTGTAGCTACCTGCGATTAGTTCACCTGCTACATCTCCACTATCACTAGCTAAAGTACCTGTAATATTCACCCCTGTGCTAGTTGTGTTTAGCCTCTTGCCATTATCATAGTACAATTCCACAGCATTATCAGCCAAGAACACAGCCATGTTCTCACCTGTTGCACTTTCAATTTGAACATTGCTTGAGCCTTGAATGTAAAGAACGCCCTGACCTTGGTCACTGATGTAACTATTGCCGCCATCGTGATAAATCTGCAAGTCACTGCTATCGCCTAGCTGTATCTTATCGTTATCTTTTAAGTTAATGCTGCCACCATCAATGTTTACATTATCCTTATCCTGATACGCCATTGTACCAAGGTCAGCATTTGTAGGCACCTGATCGGGGTTTGTTCCAGTAAGTTTAGCCATTATTCATCTCCCGCCCACTTGCGATACGGTGTCGCTGGTGCATCTACGGTTGGCAGTGAAGCCACCTGTTCATCTGTTAGCTCTTCACGAAGGTTTGCGTGGTAGCCATCAACAGCTTCCATCTCGGCATACTCCATGCCCTCACCGTCAGTCAGCATAGTGCCTGTCGCACGATACATGGTGCCGATGATGTCGAGCATGGGCGTGTCCGCCATCCACTCGTATGCGCCGCTGGGGCCATCCCACTCAGCGTCTGGCTCTAAGTCATCAGGACGACTATTGAGTGCATCAGTGGGATCATACTCTTTGTGTGCCAGCGATGCAGCTTCTAGGGCTTCCCAGAGTGCCACTTCGGAGGGGGCTTTGAGGTAATACGTTGTCATAGCTTATGCCTCCGTCATGGCTTGTAGGGTGGCTGATGAAAGTGCCTTTGGGTATAGGGCAACTTTACTAATGTGCGCACATTTTCTACTTACAGCGTTAAACGTTCCGTATCCTATGGTTAGTTTAATATCATCAGGAGTTGCCGCTAAGAAGGTGATACCTCCATCGCCATTGTCAACACTTGATATTTCCCCGTTCATTGCATAGTACACAGGAACAGTCCCAGATGTTCCTTCCCACGAGATTGCTATCCTGTTTTTACCGTTTAAGGGGCTAACTCCTGAATTAATATCGCCGCCGTGAGTTGGCTGGTAATACCCACTAGGGCTATTAGAATAACCAACACCAAGATAGTTATTATTATCCTTACCTATTGAAGCAGCAAATGCAGCCTTTGTGTTGTCTGGGTCATAGATTGCGTCAACTTGGAATGTGCCTTCAATAGTGTTGATGTAGTTCAGCATTGTAGCTTCAAGGATTTCGGCAGTATCAACCGCCCTAGTCACAGTAGACCCAGAGGTGGGGATGTATGACGTTGGAAAGGAGCCGACTTCTACTTGTGCGCCCCAGACGTAGATGCCTGAGTAGCCATCGCCATCATATGAAAGTGAACCATTTTGAGCGCATGAATATACAGCAATGTTTGGGGTTCCTGTTGAGGCTGTTGTTACTGTGATAGAGCAACGATACCACCCATTTCCCACATCCTCCATTGAAGTAGGTGGGCTATTCGTTGCCGTCCCGACAGTACCGTTCGACAAATTATACCAAGTCCAGTAAGAGGTTGATCCGCTGTAGATGTTTAATGCTAAGTAATCACGCTCTGCCTTTTTTGCGAATAAAGACAACGTGTAGGTAGTGGACGCCGACATAGGTGGGAACGTGACCATGCTGTGGCTAATGCTTGCAGTAGTGTTTTCTTGTATTTTATTGCCAGAAAGAGTGCCGTCTGGAGCAACAACTGCAGCAGTAATTAGTGAAGAATTTGAAGTAGAAAAGTTAGAAAGATCACCAGACTGCGTCAGCAAATTCGTCCGAGCTTCCTCAATCAGCAGCCCTTTGCTTTCACCTGTCACTGGATCGTGGTCAAACCGTGCCTCACCGGATGCCGCTGTTTGCAGCACTGGCTGGTATTTCACGATGGGGCTAGAGGTTGTCGCTGTGTAGGCTGTGGCGGAACTGCGCTGTTCTAGCTGGAACCCCCAGATAAAGAACTCAGAGCCTGACGCAATGTTAGTAGCTGGCGCACCGTTTCCTGTGCTGTCTGCAAAACTAGCGTCAACAAATATAGTTTGCGCAGTGCCTGCTGATGTCCCAGAAAACGTTACACGATACCAGCCATTGCCCACATCTGTTGTTGTTGGAGTGCCTTCATCTGTACCCACTGTAGTGCCGTCTGAAAGATTTATTGTCCTAGCAGATATTGTGTCAATATAACCATTGCCGCTAGTCCTTGACTGCATATTTACACGAACATAATCCCAGTTTGACTTCTTCAAGTACACGCTTGCAGTGTACGCTGTTGAGGCCAATCCTACGGGGCTTTGAGCCACGTTTCGATATGGACCTTCAGTTGTAATCTCAATTGTATTAGCTGTTGTTGTTCCATCAGGCGCAGTTGTTGTATTAGCTGTACTTGTTGTGCCAGAACCTGCCCAAGGCGAAAGTGTCGTATTCTGACTGTAGGTAATCAAATTCTCCTCTGCCTTAGCCGTGGTCTTACCATCCCAGTAAGTCGCAGTGGAGCCACGGGTAAACGTGATCCGTGGATCAAGGGTCTTGCTGTTCGCAAAGTCTAGCAGAAGGGACGGGCGAATGTCGGGGAGGTCAGCAGTATTGTCTAGCTGGTTAAGTTCTGCAGCAGATGCAGTGAGGTCACTAATCTCTGATACACTAATAGCCCCATCAGCCAGTGGATTACCCGCTGCGATTAGGTTTGCTAAGTCTCTTGCTTTTGTCATTTAGTTATCCTCTTATGCAGGCTTTACAGGCCAGTCAGCCTCATTAAGGTTTGGAAAGTTAGCGTGGCTTGTGATGTCCCTCAGTGCCTGACGATATGTTGCCCATGCTGTAGCATCTACGGGGGCGTCAGCTACTTGTGTCCAGTCAGATTGCATTAAAAGATTATCACGCTGCCCACGATTAGACAAAGCAACGCTATCGTCCCACGCCTGTGTCTCTTCAGCGGTCTTGCTTGATGTAGTCCAGCCAACAGTCCAAGCGCCAGCAACCAAAGATGGTGTAGCTTCCTGTTCAACCTTCTGTGTACGGTCATCGATGCTAGGCATGTCTGTATATACAACAGTGTATACGCCATAGCTTTCAAGCATCTCACTAGGGATTTGCTTTGGGAACGAGGTGTTAGAGTTGTCACGGCGTAGTTGCCCTACGGAATAGGGGTATGTATCTACACTACCGCTTGTAATTTTGACGAGCGACATTTAAGTCTCCTTTTGTGTTTAACCGAAGTCTTTGTAGGCTATGCCAGCACACGTTGGGCCAGATGTGGGAAAACCAGTTAAAACGGGATCAGCATACTTGCTCCCAAAACCTGTTGTGGAGTCAAACTCATATGCGTTCATTAGTTTGGCGTTGTTTACACCAAGAAATACGACATCTCCCGCTGTATTAAAGGCAACATTAGTGCCTGTGGCACTTGCAGGAGAGGCAGTGCTTGACAACTCTGAACCTAAAGTGCTTGTCGCATTATCCCACGCAAAAGCCTTTACATAAGGGTAGGTGTTTGTCGCAACAACTATAGCTTTATCATCAGGTGAAAACTGTGCATCATACGGATAGAAAGAGAACGAGGGTGACACATTTGTCCCAAGCCCCGTTACGTCATTCCATGTATAAATCAATAACCTTTGTGTAGCTGTGGCAGTCACCGCAGAAAACATTACATGGTCACCAGCACTGTTCCAACTAACACGGTACTGTCCACTTACATTAACCGCAGTGTCTTCTTCTGTACCGTAGCCAGAGCCAGTCCACTTAATAACTTTAGCACGATTAGATACTGTACCAATCCAATTATCAGTATTAGACCAAGCTATACCTTTTGCCTCTTGCCCACCCAAAAAGTTACTTGTGTATCTAGCCCCAAAGCCACTTGAGTCAGACCATTGATAAGTGTAAAAGTTGTTGCTGCTAGTATTTGATGCTAGAGAAACAAAACTGCCAGAGTTGCTAAAAGCTAATCCTGTTGCACTACTACCTGAAGGTAGACTTGAGGGGTTACTGTATTTAGCACCCAATGCCCCTCCAGCAAAAGCGTAAGCAGACACAAGGGGTGAGTCAAAGTGAGTAAACACAATCGCACCACCATCACCTGACCAACCAACCTGACCTTGAGTAGCTGGTCTATTGGGAGGAGCTGTTGATCCTGCTGGAATATTTTGATACGTCCCAAACCCATCGTTTTTGTTAAACGGTATGACAACAAGAGAGTTCCGTAGGTCTGAAACAGTACCACTACAAGCAATCGCAACATACTGCTCTGTTTCACCACCAGCACCAGCCGCTGCGAGTGCGGCAAGTTTACTAATCACACTCATGCTAATGCAGCCCCAGCTTGGAAGCCGTACCATGTAGTACCGCCATCGTAGGTGATAAAGACCAGCACATTAGTCTCGCCACTAGCAGGTGAGTCAGGAGCAGTACCACCTGCCCAATCAACAGAGCTAGGCCATGTCAATGTATGTGTGCCGCCAGCCGTTACCTTGAGTGTGAAGCCAACAGAACGCCCTGAAGTAACACCAGCAAAAGTGAAAGTAGTATTACCAGATGTGCTAATAGCAAAGCCACCCGCTGTGTCAGCATCAATGCTAGGCGTAGTGCCTGACAAAGCTGTGTAACCTTCTTGAGTAGTGCCTACATAGCCAACGCCAGAAAGGTGGAGGTCTTTGAAGCGGTTGCTTGATGAGCCAAGATTTATAGCAGCATCTCTAGCGCCTCCATTAGTACCTCTTGGTACCATATGAGGGCCAGCGGGATCAAATAACAAAGTTACATCAGATTTACCAATGTAAGGTAAGCTAACGTAAGACCCAATACTCCCCACAGTGGTGCCGTCTTTGTAGAAAGTGGCAAGGTCTCCATCACTGTTAAGGCGTGACAATATTAATGATACATCATTGCTAACGGCTGACCTGACCCCATCAACACTAGATATAACAGTGCCAGCAGTATTTACGCTGTTTACGGTTTTACCAACATACAACTTACCGCTGCTGTCAATATCTACATAGGAAGTACCCGTATTAGCGTTCCTAAAACTTAAAGTTGAATCAGCATTTACGTTTGATTTACCTATAGCGTAATCGGTGCCGGGGCTTGAGCTAAATACTAAAGACCCAAAACTTGTGTTTGAGCCTGTAGCGTTTGAGTCTCTTATTGTAGCTAAAGCACCAGATGTTGCTTGTGGAACGCCGTACAGATAGAATAATGAACTTTGGGCTGTAGTACCAATGGTGAGTTTATCAGAAACCACAGTACCTGTTACGTCAATTCCTGTGGCGTCAGTGTTTAAAACAGTAGTTCCGTTATG